GTTTTCTTTTATCCAGATAGGTTTGAGCCAATGTTACAAAATTATCTGGGGAAATCATTTTTTGAACTTTAACCAAACGGCCATGTTCTGTTAAAACAACACGAATTGTTGTATAAATTGCATTATTTTCAGTTGTATAATTTTGACCCAATACAATATTGGAGAATGATGAAAGATTTTCAGTATAAGTTAAAAGAGGATAGTCATCAAATTCTGGACCCCTAATAGCTATTGTATTTGGATTGTTTTTATAATCACCATCATTTCTTCCGTCACCTTTTTTGGAAAATTCTCCTGTAACGTCTAATCCAATACCTATATATGCACCTTTTAAACCCTCATATCCTGTATATGGCGAATAACCTAATGATCCATTTATTCCCCCTCCATATGGTGAAGACAAAGAATCTTCATAAAATGCAATCGATATTCCTCCTGAACAGGACGATACTGGATTAAAAATAGAAAAGGTCAACGATGTCGCAATATCATGGCGACTATCGAATGATTTTTCGTTATATATCCTATTGAATTGCATATAAATTATTTAATTGTAAATTTCCTTTGTCATCTTGGATCTATGTAAATGACATGTTGTCCACTGGCAACATAGGTTATTGAGAAGATATTCACCCCATCTTGTGCTGTTATAGAGTCATTAATTGTTGTAAAATAATGTTGATTTGATCCGGAGAAGTCATAAACCAGAGTTCCGTATACATCTCTTAAGTTTAATTTTGTATTACCTGCAGAAATAGTGAATATATTTGTGATTGTAGAATCACAAACAATAAATGAAGAAACAGTGCTGCTTACTGTCAATGGCTGAGATGCTGCATAATAATAGTTAAAAAACTCAGAAGAAGATGATGAACAAACCAAACTGTTAAAATCTTTTTGATTGGCAACGATTGATGAAGATAGTGATATATGTCTGACAGTTTGTTCTTTTATTCTATCATTATAATTTCTATCATAAATGAATCCACAAGGTTTAAATGATAAGAAATTATCTAGAGCCAGAGTATTAAAAGATCTTTTAAATTTGTAATTGTTAAGAATTGGTATGCCATTTTTATTGTAACTTTTTACCAATATACCCATTACCTGAGATTCATGACTAATGTTCATCAAACTTCTGTCATTCAATGAAAGATTGAAGTTTTCCGAACTTAAATTAACAATAAAAGAGCTTAAGCTTTGAATGTTTTCAATTATTGGATAAATTTTTGTAAAATTTAAACTTTGAATATTTGCTGCAAAAACTTTTGGATAAACTATTTTTTTGCTTGTGGATGAATTTTCCTGAAACAATGTTAAAAATGATAGAAATATATTATTACTTTCATCATCATACCAAAAATTTGAATAATTTTCTATGTTAGAATCTGTATTATATTTCTTAAAGTATGTGTTTTTTGTATAAAAACCATTAAATGTGTTTGTGTCAAAATCAAAATTAATTTTGTCTAATACAATATAATTGGATGTTTCCAAAACAATTGTATTAAAAATCAATTCCATATCTATGATGGAATTTTCAAGTTCGTTTCTGACTATTGTTGGATATTTTATGAAAATTCCACTTAGAGCAGAACTTAAAGGTAAAACTTTCGTATCATCGTAGGATCTTACAAAAACTTGTCCAGGTTGGAAATTCTGTTTCGCATAAAGAGAACATAACGAAGATGTGTTAGTGTCATACAATGATGTTGCTGATGGAAAACGAACATATGTTGAAACTGCAGAATAACTATTTGTTAATGAATTTTTAAATAATCCATAATGATTACCAAAAATATCAGTTTTATATTTTGTTAGTATTCCTTTATTATAAAGAAGATATTTTTTTCTTTCATCCAATGGATAATAATCATCACCAGAGAATTCAAAAACGTCTCTGTTTCTCCAAATAATATTATCATTCCAAAAATCTTGATAGTCTGTTACTCTAGAAACGCCTTCATCACTATCTTCAGATATTTCAGTTTTTCCTGTATAAGCAAAGAATTTGTGAATTTTTGGTTCGGAATATATTTTTCCAAATGCATAATCATTAGACCAATCATAACGATTCCATTGCAAATCAACTTGATAATCTATTCCGCTTAATGTTTGATCGGATAGTGACAATCCAGAAGCGTTTGAGCCAACTTCAGGATCTGGAATTAAAATAACTTCTCCTGCAGACAAAAATCTAGAAAATGAATATTCTTTTTTATATGTGTTCCAGAATAAAATTCCTAGATTATCTTTTGTGAAAAAGTTACCAAGATATTTTTCACGTTGAGCATATGTAATTTCAGGTGTATGTGCGACTGTTGGAAATCTTCTGTTTAAAATATTTTGATATGGATATGTGGGAATCAATACATAACTGCTCAAAGGACTGAGAAGATATTGCCCTGATAATCCGACGAGTTTATTTCCCAAATTTCTTTCATACAATTTTTTATATTCATAAACATTTGTATTGGTCGGATCAGAATTATTATCATAATTTTGAAAGTCTCTAGAATCCAAATAAGAATAATTTGTTGTAGAAAGATTGAAATTTACAGTAAAATTAGTCAATCCCAGTTCTTTTAAAAAGAAAGGATATGATTCAATCGCTTCGATAATAGCAGCGTTAAGATTAAAAATAGAAGTATCATCCACCAATGTGGAGTCTAAATTGAAAAATTCTTTTCGTTCAGGGTCTTGAACATCATAGGATTCATACTTAGATCCTGGTTCAATATCAAAATAATACTGTTGTGTGTCATATGCATCATTGATTTGCACGTGAAAATCAGAAAGAACGGATGAAAGAGCAGGCAAACGAACACCAGTGGGTTCAAAATCATTGTTTTGAAGTATGGAAACAATTGCTTTTTTAATTAATGTTTCAATTCCAAAATCACTTCCACGCAGATTTGATTGAATAACACCAGTGGTTAATGTATCTCTTTTTTGTGCATAATATTGGCATATTTTTTTGATTTTTTTGGTAAAGAAAGGAATTGCAATATCTAAAGATTGATTATCATCAAAATTAATATTAGATAAAAATCTTTTTTCGTCGGGAGTTGTATATTTTAAGCTTATTTCTTTTAATAAATTTATATATTGTAAACGGACAAAAGAAGTTTTATCAGATCTTGAAACATTATAATAATCAAACCATTCGTTTAGATATTTGTTATAAGATGAAATGTAACTGGCAGTATCTGTGCTTGAAATTTTTAGATTTTTAAGCCAATCTATTAAACTATATGCTTGAGAAAAATCTCCTGGAACATCAGTATTGTCAGGATTTAATACTGAGTTGTATGGGATATAATTTTGTAAATTTGTCTCCATAAAATTAATTACCCGAACTTAGCAGTCCTAATCCTAATGATAATTGATAATTTATAAGATTATCTGCTATATTATTTGTATCAAACCAATCAGAATATGTGCTGATTGTTTGAGAAACTGTTGTTTTTTCACTATCCCAATCAATTAAATTATTATAAAATAAATTATTATTACCTTCATTATATTCAAAAACATCATAATAACGTGAAACTTCAATTCCTCCGGTAACATCATCACCCAGAACAAGTGGCCATCCCCATGAAGTATTCACATCACTAAGATGAACAACCTGTGTTGAACCGGATAAAAATCCATTTTGGGAAACACCATAATTTGTCAATATGCCATCAGAATAAACTTCACCGAATTTTTCATATAAAACAACTTTACCAGATGTAGGAACAGTTGAAGTGCTCCAGCTTAATTGTTTTCCAAGATTTTTTCCATAGTTAGGATTGGAAATGGTTTGTTTTTTGTCATAATTTGAATCAAAAAGATTTGGAGAACCTCTGAAGTAAGAAAGTTTCGTTCCAAGCAAATTAACTAATCTTTGCATATCTGGAGGAAATGGAAAATTATAATTTTGTAAATCCACACCTATGAGTGATTCCATGCTTTGTAATGCTTCTAGTTCATTTGCATCCAAATCTGCATTATTTGAAACAAAGTTTGCTATTTTTTCATAGATTCTTTTACCCAAAGAATTTATAGCACTGTTTTTATTACCAACTATGGGCCCTAAAAATTGATCGAAAAGAACATTTTTGTTTAAAAGAGATTCTTGAAGCACGTATGATTTGATATTTCCTATAGCATCAAAATTTTCATTTATTTTAGCTAAACCATATCCACCACTAACAGGGTAAATGTTAAACGTGTTGCTTTGACCAGTAACTGTTCTTGTTCTTGTATTATAATAATATTTGTTTATCCACCGCATTCCTGTCCAATCACCATAAGCCCTTAAATTAGAAGGATCGACATCATCAGTGTTAATTCTGTTTACATCCACTGTGTTTAAAACTGTAAAAGAATTCAAAGGATACAAATACACACGTCGATCAAAATTATGAACAACCCACAGAATATTTTCAGTATCACAAGCAATTGCATTTATACTTTGATATTCTGTTGTAAGATTTGTTCCACTTCCAACAGAAAATGTAGTGGTATCAGTTCCTGTTTTTACACGTAAAATATCTTGTTTATTATAAGAAGCATATATATTCTGATCTTTATCAACAGCTAATGGTCCCAAACCGCTATAACCACTTAAAGGATAATTTTCCGAAAGATTACCGGAATTGGATTCATATTTATAAAGAAAATCATTACGGTTGGTAATACTTGAATTGTTATTCAAATATGTCATCACAGTCATATAGAGATTATTATCTCGATCTATTAACAATTGTTGCGGGCTGAATAATGTTGGGTATTCTTTTGCCCCTAAAAAGTTTCCATTTGGATCGTATTTGATTAGATATCCTTTTAAAGGATTAGAATATGTTACCCAAATATTACTATCTAAATCTGTTTCAATGCATGATGGTAAAATAGTAGATTCATCAGCATAAATGCCACTCAAAGGACCGAAACCGTAATTTAAAAATGATTCTATGGTAATTCCAGAAAATGCATCTATAGGTTCTCCACTAAATGAATGTAAAATTGAAAAATCAACATTAGGATATGTTGGATAAGCTTCAGCATCAATATAACCTGTATCCCTTTGAATTCTTAAGCAAGAACCAGCTGTATATAATGTTACCCAAGCATTTGCCTGTCCGTCTAATGCGATAGAAGAAGGTGTTGCACCTGAAAGAGATCCTTGGAAATTTTGATATATGACATTTCCATCTGGGTAAATTCTGGGTGCATTAGATAGATCTATATCAAAAATAATCTGCCCATTTTTCTTTAATTTTAAGATTCTATCCCGATCAGAATCTGCAAACCAAACAGCATCATCTTCAGAAGGACTTACTGCTATTGCAAAAGGATTTTTGAGGATTCCTGCAAAAACTGTAGGAGACGATTTTGTACCTGTTAATTGAAGAGAAATAGTTTCCTTACATGCATCATATTCCCTGAATTTATTATATCTATAAATATTGGATGCAATATCTGCATTTGATGTTATTGAAATAGAATAAGAATCCAAACCTTGTCCCAACCAAGCATAAGGTGAATCTTTGGCAAAATATGCAGGATCATAAATTTTTACAGATGCAGTTAATGCCACATTTTCAACCGCATAAGGACTGTTCAAATAACCGGCATAAAATCCACCTGTTCGATTTATATTTTTTATATTATTATTTTTGTAAAAATGTATTCCATCAATTACTTTTTGGGAACATACTGAAATTAAATCACATGTTAAATCAAAATAATCTGTGGATCTGTTAAAATTTAAAAGAGGGTATTGTTTGGTAGTATAATTTTGATTGTCTTTTAACTTAATGAAAAATGAAATTGGGTAATTTTGCCATTTTATTTTATTAATATAAAATGATTCATCTGTATAGCCTTCTCCGTCAATTCCATTTGATGTAATGCTTAATGTTTGTGCTGGATTATATCTGATTTTAACTGGTGTTACGAGTGATGAATAATTTATATAAGGAAGTTTTGAAAAATTTTCTGTATAATTTGAATTTGGAATTTCATTTCTGGAAGGAAATAATGAGAGATCCAATGAGGCATAAAGAAAAATAGGCGTTTCAGATGTTAGATTTTTAGGATATTGATCAACATAGTAAATGGTTGTTGTTCCACTTGTTCCTGCCAACATCGATCCTTCATATGGATATGATGATTCAACTATTTGATTGTTGGATATATAAACATAGATTGGATCAGCAGTTGTTACAGCTGAACTTAAGATGCCAAATCGGTTTCCAACTTTTTCAACAAAAAAGAAATAAGATTGTAAATGTGCCCATGGATCTTTTACATAATTTTCAAGTTGAAGATAATCCGATTTGCTTCCGCTTGCATAAAAATTAATTGTATATCCTGTGGCAGAGACGGTGGGAAGTGATTGCCAAGAATTATATCGTACTATTTCAATAGGATCAGAAACCTGTCCACTGTTATATGAAGCTATTTTTTCATCATTCAAATAATTAGAATGAATAAAGTCACCTACATAATTAACCGCAGTTACTTGAAAGGTTCGACATGCTTGAACTGTGTTTCCTGCACTAGTATATCCATAAAATGTGACATCATATACACCGGGCCATGTATAAGAGTGATTTGTACTTAAACTTGTGGAAATTGTCCCGTCCCCAAAATTCCAAAGACCCTTTTGATCGCTTAAGGAAAGATTATTTGAAGATAGCGATGCAACAAAAGTAAATGGGGTGACATCAAGAGTATAGGTGCTTAATGACTCCAAACCTGTGAAGTTTGTTACACTTATGTTTATATAGGTGCATGTCATATGCCATGTTATACTGTCTCAACGACAACTTCTATTCTTTCCAGGAAATTATCCCTGTCGTAAAGATAAGGAAATTGGAAATAATCCATATTTAAATTCTGTGTAGAAACATTAATATCTTCTTTGTCATATACACTATTCCAATAAAGAATGCTTATTCCATCAGCTTGTAGGACTCGACCATCATCAGTCACACGTTTTGTATAGAAATTTTTAACTCCAGTAACTTCTGAAATAGAATTGTTTAGCTTAGTTAAATCTACTGTTTGTTGTAATTTAATATTGTTCGAATCAAAATAATTTTGGAATATCTTTGCCACCACACTTTTGATTTCATCGTCATTTGTTCGTGAATCCATTCTTTTAACTATTACCAATTTGGTTTGTTTATAAATTTCCTTATCAAGAATTTCAACAGGTAGAGAAATTCCCAAATTAAAAGCCATATAAACTGGATCACTATAAATAACTTCTGAAGAAGTTAATTTGATTGGATCGACATAAGATTCAATATATTGTTTTTGTGAATCTGTGACAAAATTATTGTTTACTTTTATTGAATTGCTCTTTTGTAATTTTGGAACCATATAACAATATACATTGTTAAAATTACATGTATCTGCAAATGTTACCTGATTATACAAAACTCGACTTTCCAATGAAGGATATTTTAATCCAATATTATACAAATATTTCATATGCCCATTCAAATAATCCTTATTATTCACAACTTGAACATCATGAATAATATTTTTGAAGGTGTTTGAGATATAACTTTTAAAATCTGATGCAGTTATGAGACGATATTGACGTTTGAATGTATTTGGAGCATTATCCCTTATATTATCAACAGTTTCAGGTTCGCCAAATATTGTGGATGGATCTGTATTTGAAAATGAAATAAACCCAAACTGGGTTGTTGTCATGTAATTAATATTTTCATTTTTGGTATCATTTGTTACATCAGCATAATTCAAACTGCTGTAAGGAAACAAACTGTTACCATTCAATGCACCAACACCTATTTCTCCAGGTGTGCCATCGCTTTTCAAATAATAAATCAAGACTTCATCGCCACTATTGAGTTTTTTTCCTGTGACATCATTACCAAATTTTATTTCATAACGTCCATTTTCATTAAACCGAAGTTCATAAACTTTATCTTGATTTTCATTCAAGAATAAATTAGGCACCTGTGTCCAAAGAGACCATTTTTGACTAACCTTATCTTTTACATAAACATTCATGGTGAAGTGATCCACAAAAGGAGGATTTCCATCCTGATCAACCAAAACAACTCGTACCAATTCATATGGCTCACCAATTGCCGTATATATTGGATATTCAACAAATCTTCCTTGGTAAAGAAGGTTATTTTTAGCTAATTGTTCGAGGGATACTCCTCTTGTTTCTGTTTTGGTAAAAGTAACATCCTCTTTGAATCCGTAATGAATTCCGTTAACAATAAAATATGAATATCGAGGAATTGTATATGTTCCTATTGGTAAACTTTCACTTGCATTTGCTTGAAACGAAAGAACGCTTGTTTGATATCCTATCGGTTTATAATCGATAAGCTTAACAATACGATTCATGTTCTCATAAAGTTGTGCTTGAGTGAAAAGACTTTCGGATGATGTTTTGTTCAGATAAAACAACAGAACATGATAGCTATATGCAATAACATCCAAAAAGCTGTTAAAATTACTGCCTTCAAAAATTTGATCAGTAAACACACCTCCTCGGTTTAATTGATCTAACATCAAGCTTTTTAATGTTTGAGCATCAAATGCAGCATATGCATTTTGCTGCAATGGAAAATCTGTTTTTGAAATTTCGTTTGCCATAATTAGATAAAGTAAAATCCGCTATCTTTTAAAACGCCTTTAATATTTACGTTTGAAAGATTAAGAGATGGTACATTGATCCTCATGTTTATTGTGTACTGACTTTGATCGTAATCTACGTTCACATTTATATTTAAAATAGAAACTCGTGGTTCAAACAATTCTGTTCCTTCAAAAATAACTTTTCCTATCAATCTGGCATTTGCTTCACTTAAATTTGTAAAAACAAATTGCATGAGATTTAAGCCATAAATGGGGTTAAGAATCTTTTGTCCTGGAAGGGTTGTAAAAAGGTTAAAAAGACTGTTTTTTATTGCATCCAAATCATAATCTGCCTTTAAATCCTTGATTTCCAGCTTTTTGGACAATTCCGTCCCACGGGTATAATTTTGTTCTAAATCAAACCGAATATCCTTATAAATGTGATCATCTATTTTGGGTGGTTGCTGTAAAAATGAAAGGTTAATAGATGCCATATTTTATAAATATTTAATATAAAAGTTTGTTTTTAAGGATAAATATTCATGATGAGAAAATTTACAAGTTTATACGAGTCATTCATTAGCCGATATACCCGTGGTGGATTCCTTACCGGGGATATTGTTAAATTTAAAGAAGGTGCTTTGAAAAATGAATGGTTCAAAAAACAAGGTTCTTCCATCGTTGAAAAGGCAAAACAGTTTGCTGATAGCGGTCTGCACATGCGTGTAAGCTCTGTAAAAACCCTTCGCCCCAGCAGTCAGCCTGGATTTGTTGAAGGAAATAACGCAGATGACTTTTATTGTGATGTTACACTCGAATTAGCTCCTGGATGTTATAAAGATTTCATGACTCTTCCTGCCGGAATTCTTGAATATAAAGATTATTATCCGAATCTTCCTGAAGTACCTGAAGGTTTGAAAAGGGATAATAATATCAATATCAAACCCAAAGAACTTGAAGAAGAAAAAGCCACAGCAGCTGCTATTCTCAACCCCACCTATCAAACATCTCAGACAGATCGGGGCGATGGTAAAAATTCACCTTCCGAAATTGAATTAAAGAATACAAACGTAAAGATACCTTCCAAACCTGCTGAAGGTAGTAAGAATCCTAGTGTGGCTTCTTATACCTACGATTATCTTCCTAAGAGCTAATAATATCCTGTAGTTTACAAACGCAGGAAGAAAAGTTTATTTCCTGATCCAATACCTGTTTACTCCTATACAGCGTTTCTGATAGTTCTAAAAAGCATTTCTTTTTCTTTACAATATCCATATCAGAATAGAAAATAACTTCGCATATTTTTTTGGTCAGACCATAATAATCAGAATCAAAGTTCTTTTCATTTTCTATAATATATTTTCTTACTGTCACAAAATCTTCTTTTGATAGTTTATTGAGCAATCCGGATGCAACACTTTCAAGATTTTGTACATTATCATTCAAATTAAAAGATAAATCCAAAGATGCTTGAAGTTCAAATACAATTTTACGAATATCTGGATAAAACGCTTTTACTTTTTTTGTAAGAATATCTTTGTTTTTATCATTTATTTCTATCTTTTCATTTTTTAAAATATTAAGACATCTTTCCAAACATGTTTTAACAGGAGGATTGGAAATGTTTATTTCATAAACCCGGCTACGAATAGGATCAATTACTCTGTTAATATCATTACAAGTAAAAATGAAGCGGTTGGTTTCGGAATACTCTTCCAACATGTTTCTCAAAGCTCGCAT